CTTTAGCAGCCGACATCTTCTCTTTCAAACCAAGCTCTGTAGGATCGTCAATGGCAGCAATCATAGCCACCGCAGCCTTTGGTGCTGCCATAGCAATGTAAAGCTGTGTAGCTTCAATGATCTCTTCTTTAAGATAGTTGGTAAGCAAGCGCGTACTATAGCCACGAGAAAAACCAGCCATCTCCTTCGCCTTGTTGAGACTACCACCAGCTTCATCGAATAGTACCTCTAAAAATTTCTTATGTTGTTCCGATAATTCTTTTGCCATGTTCTTCCTTATGGGTTCACTGTAACGAAGTCTTCACTAACTCTGATGGACACTGTGATGGCTGAGCCAGCACTAGCTAGTCCTCTAATCTTATCTCTTGGTGCTAAGTAGAAAGCATTGGTTAGTTGTAACACACTATTGGGTTCCATGCGTACATTGGTAGCAATTGCGTAGTAGGTGGTAGATAGGACTTGGTACCAATCTAGAGAAAAAGTAACAGGTAATGAAGATGTGTTACTTATAACTACACTTTCCACTGTGGATCTGAAACTTGTAGGTACAGTGTATACATCTTGATTGCTGGTAGTAAGCACCAGCCCCACTGTTCTATTCTTATTTGTTGTAGCCATTATGTCAAATCATAGAAAGAAAGAGCACCAATACCACCCCCAGTAGATGTTAGGGTTCTAGCAGCAAGAGTATAAATATCACTAACACTAGTCAAAGAACAACCAAGTTGTAAATCCCAGTTGTAACCAGAGCCTGTTGCAAGCGGAACTCTACCAGATTTACCTGTAGTAAATTCGCTGTATACCAAACTACCACCTGTCATAGATGTAGATGCTATATCCTGCTCCACTTTAGAATTATTTGATATAGCTGTCCATGTAGGAGTTGTCAATGTAGCATTCGCAAATAAAGCTAGCTCGTAGTTGTCTGAAGTTGTAGGGAGAAAATTTAAATTATAGGGAAGGATTACTGAGCCCAGTGCTGTAGAAGCCAGCCTAATTGAAACCAAAGGTTTAAATGTAGTTGTTAAAAATGTACCTGTTGTAGCTGCTGTCATCCTAGCAACATACTCCTGAGACACCGCTTCATATCCACCCTCAGACATAACAGATGAACAGATCTGCTTCATTGCTGAAGAGGATGCTGTAGTTCCTGTGTTGGTTATCTCATAGCGTACAGGCAATATAGCAGTGGTCATATACACTGCTGTTTGTATATTGGCATTGTGGAAGGTGTGGCAGACAATGAGCTGTCCATTAAGGACAAAGCCACATCTAACGCTACCAACACCCAGCCATTCAAAGTCAAGGAACAAAATCTGTGTGGTGGTTAGATCAAGGGTGATGCCACTTGTACCTGTACCATCCAGCTTATCCCCATTCCATGACGTTTGCTCTACATAGCGGGTGTCAACAGGAGACCCACTGGTGCTAGTTCTAACAACAAAGCGAGGAACTCCTGTTCCACTCTTCTCAAGGAACACACCGTTGCCTGTATTGAAATAACCTACACGCTGACGCAAGTTAGCTTTGGCTGTGTCCATCTTGAACGTAGCCAACAGCAACAGGCTCTTACCGGGCTGGTAAGGAAACACACGGAAGGTTTGTCTAACAACTTCAGAACCTGAGGTTGTAGTGACAGCCATGCTGACAGAAGACTCATTGCTTAGATGTGTAGCTGCACCACCCGTAGCTGTAGACGTATCAAACTGAGGATCTGCTGCATACCTGTTCTGACTATCAAAGAGTGTGTAAGGCTGGCTTACACGTAGCCTACCAAAAGCATCTAGGTTAGTTCCTCCAATAGAGACAGTGTTGCCTGTGCTGGAGAAGCTAACCTTCTGCGGGTAGGAAGTAATACTCATTTCTTCTTGAGCTTGCTTGCTTCAGACAGGGCAATGGCAATGGCTTGCTTGGGGTTCTTAACAACAGGGCCACCCTTGCCGCTGTGCAGAGACTTACCTTTAAACTCATGCATCACTGTTCCAACCTTAGCAGTTTGCTTCTTAGTCAACTTGGTAGCCATGTTAGTCTTCCTCTTTATCGTCTTCGCTCACATACTCTCTGTATTCCCATGCTTGGCATGAGCGTAGATTGTGGCAGATGAAATCAAAGCGATGGCAATAGCCTCTACCACCAGCATCAGTATCAAACTCATTGCGGGGGATTGTTCCCATCAGCATTATCATCTCAGGGGTGTTCTCGAAGTATTCGCAATTAGCACATAGCTGAGTACGTGCTACAGACTCCCCCACCTTCCAGATGTCAGCCATCTTAGTCCAGAATGGCTTATTGGTCTCGGGCTCATCAGAGGGCTTCAGAGGGCCAAGGTTCCAATTTTTAATGGTGTTGTCAGTGTTAGCCTTGTTCTCTTCTGCGCTAACAATGCAGACAACTTCAATGTCAGCTTCTTCAGCCTTCATGAGTCCCATGTTAGCACTTACCCTTCTTAGCCATACCACCCTTGTTCATCATGGTCTTGCCCTTAGGCTTAGCCATACCAACCATAATGGCAACAACAGGCTTAGCACCCTTAGCAGCAGCCTTTGCAGGGGCTTTCTTGACAGCACCACCCTTAGCCATAGCCATCTTCTCTTTGGGCTTTGTAGCCTCGTATTCAGCCCTCTCAAGCTCATTGGCTCTGTCTAGGTAGGTGTTACGAACATCCTGTGGCAAAGACTTGTCCTTAGCCATCTCACGAAACTTTGCTACTTTCTCTGCATTTGATGCCATTTTGTTTTCCTATTTAAAAAAGACTGTGTTGCTACAGGAGCAACGCGACTACCACTTTATTTTATTTGACCAGTATCCACCTGACATCTTCCCTATCGCAATATCCTTGGCATGCCTAGCCTTAAAGCTTTCTCTGCGCTTCCTATCTGCCTCAGACTCACCAGCCTTCTTAGGAGATCCGCTGACACCCTGCTGTCCAAACCTAATCAGCTTAACCTTGTCACCCTCCTTAGCCAACACTGCATGGCTCTTGGTAGGATGATCTGGTGTACGCTTAGGCTGGTTATAACCTTTAAACTCTTCACCCGCTCTGGTCAACATATCTAAATGTTCCTTTTCTATCTTTCCACCCCTCAGCTTTCATTGCTGTTTCAACAGCATCAAGACCGAAGTAGTAACCAGTATGCTTTTCTAAAGCAGCCCTAACAAAGTATACATCAGAATGAGGAATATGTATTCCCTCTAAACGATTATTGTGTATTGCAATGTATATTTTATTAATTACTGAATAAGGAGGAGAGTTAATTAATCCTTCATCTTCTACTTGTTTTCTAGTCTTTAGTTGCATTGGGGTTATAAAGACAGGGCGTTAGGCCCAGTCATTATCAGTATAACACAAAAACACACAGGGTGTTAACAAGAAGACTACCGTCTTAGCTTAATTAGATATTCTATAGAGACTGTTATTTACTATTAGATAGAAAGCTTAGATATCTATAAAGGTACTATATAGTTTAAATATAGTTTAAAACATATACTATGTTCTGTAAATACTTTAATGTAGTCTTTATATCAGGCTATATAGAGCATATCCATTGGCTCTAGTCTCTATCACCTCTATAGCCCCCTAATCCCCCAATGACAGTAGTTGTACGCTTGTTGGAAGATCTTGTCAAGTCTTTTATTTTCATATGTGGTGTAGAAGCAACACATGTTGTTTAGGAAACAACAGATGCTTAGACTCCATATGTCGAGATTGTACATACAGACTATGCTTTTGTAAGTAGTCATCCATTACTGGTACCTAAATCATTTTCACTTAGAAAAGACTCCATATGTCGTTTTTCCACTTATGTACTTACGCTCGATACATTAGCGCTATGGTATCTACCAAGATATCTACCATATTTGCTATCTGCAAATAAAGAATGTTGTGTAGTGCTGTGCAGATATATGTTCCACGTGAAACATGTTGGCCCTGTATACCACTTTTTAGAGATGTGGTTAACACTTCCATTTTTCCTGATTTTAGGACAGGGCTGTATACAACTAGCGCGGTACCCCCCCGTGGCCCTCGCCCAGCCCCGCCCAGCCGCCGCCGCGCCGCCGCCAGCCAGCGCGCATTATGACATGCGATTCAGCCCTGCGGTGAATTCATTGAAGATCTTAGGATTCACTGCATTCAAAAGAATGCCTTATAGATCAATGGCTTATAAGATATTGGAAACTGATTCAAAATCAGGGTCGGAATCAGGGTTAACCCTCGATCGTTGCCATATTTTGAACGATAACGCCCTGTCAGAGAGGCGGTATATCCATAGGATAAAGCACAGTGTCTCCAAAAAACAACAACGACAATTGTCCACAAGTTTTCCACAATCAAACCAATCGTTGTTATTTTGCAACATCTTGCCAAATCGACAACGAGTTATCCACAGGTTTTCCCAGTGGCTTGGCAGACTGTGGATAACTTAGCATTCACTTTAAATATTTATAATCGCTTTATATATGACAACTCTGTTGGCATAAGATAAAGCTTAAATATTTAAAGATCTGCGCGCATGTAGCGCAAAGTCTTGTCTTAATTCATAAGATAAAAGTAAAACTTTAACCTTTAGGGAAAGTTTAATACTTTTATCTGATTTATGAATTAAGACAAGGAACGAAAATGAAAAATTTAGCGGCTCTCGAAAATGTTTTATCTGCCAATGGTGCAGCTTTTGACAACCTTTGGGATATTCTTGAAAGCTTTCATACAGACTCTGAAATTGTAGATTACCTTAAGGATACCTTCAAGGCTTCCTCTAAGGAAATTGCAAATTTCCGTAAATTCACTAGTGACATCTATGATCTTCTGACTACAATGATTTCAGAAGATGAGATACAGTGGGCATCATGGCACGAGGTTCAAACCCTGATTAACCCTAGTGTTGACATGGTCTAATTTTTTGTGGTAACGTTCAATTAAGTAACGATTTTGTTACGTCATTCCTAAAGGAAACACATCATGTTCAAGTCTAAAGCTTTGCTTTCAATCGGTGCTGATGCAAAAACTGTCAAAGGGGAAACCTTTGGTTTCTTAACAGGTATTCTTTACCTTGCCCCATACCTTTCCACAAAGTGGAATACTTGCAGTATGGCTAGCATTGCACAGTGTGGAAAGGCTTGCCTTTTCACCGCTGGACGGGGTGCTATGTCAACAGTGGCACAGGGCAGAATCAATAAAACAATTTGGTTCTTTGAAGAGCGTAGCTCTTTCATGGTTCAATTGGCGATCAATATTCGTCAGCTTGTTGCTAAAGCAACCAAACAAGGCAAAAAACCTTTGGTTCGATTGAATGGCACTAGTGATATTCGCTGGGAAAGCGTAGCTTTTATTGATGCTGATGGTACAGAATATGTAAACATATTTGCTGCGTTTCCTGATGTTCAATTCTACGATTATACAAAAATTGCTAATCGTAAGGACATTCCGTCAAATTATGATTTGACATTCAGCTACAGTGGTGTCAAGGCTTACCAGCCTTTTGTTGACAAGGCAGTGGCACAGGGCATGAGGATCGCTGTGGTATTTCGTAATCGTCAAGACATGCCTTCGGCATTCAATGGAATGTCGGTGGTTGACGGCGATAACAGTGACATTCGTCACTTAGATGATCAGGGTGTTGTTGTTGGGCTGTATGCCAAGGGCAAAGCGAAGCTTGATGATACCGGCTTTGTTGTTCAAACACATAAAGTGTTTCCCATAGCAGTAGCGGCCTGATAGCACTGCGTAAAGCCCTAAGGGGCTTTGCAGAGGGTTATCACACTTTCTCTATAGGGCTAAGCCCCGCTGTGAAGCGAAGCTTATTCCGACTGTTCTTTAAAAATTTAATTCCAGCATCAGTATGCTTCGGTGACAGCGAAGCTGAAATTGGCTGGGCTTGAGTAGCGGCGAGGGAATTCCGCTATCCATGCTGATACATCATGGTGATAATGTATGCAGGATGTGTTCACAGTGGCATTGGGGTCGGTGCTATACAGTGAACGCTTTAAGATGCTTTGTGGCACAGGGTTACAGGGCATCTATCAAGCAACCTTCCTAAAGGAAACAACATGCAAAAAGCATATCGCAATTTGGTCAAATATGCCCTCGACAATGGCTACACTGTAAGTGTATTCGATGGTGAGGAATGGTCAACTGTTCGATCAACCCGCTTCAACGATATCATTAAGGATATCGAAGGGGTAGAGGAAGCAGCGCTAAATATCAGAGATGAAGACGGTCACAGGGTGGGCTGGGCTTTAGTGTCAGCCTTTGGCCTTGAGCCTGATGAGACAGTGGTGGACTACACAACCACACCATTCATGAATGCATGGGAAGCACACTACAGCGAGGACGAAGAGAACATCGAGATCGATCTGGATGGAGGGCTGAGTGCCACTAACGAACAGGAGACTGACAATGAGTGAAGCATTAGCGAAGCTACTTGGCTACACTGTGTGGTGTCCTCAATTTGATGCTATGCATCATACATTCACCTTCAAAGAAGCCCTCAGTTGGGCAGCATGCTACGACTGTGGTGCTGCTGTCTATAAAGGTAACACCTTTGTTGCCTATCGCCGAACCCTCAACCATTCCTAAAGGAAACACCATGACAACCTCTGTAGAATTGAACGGCTACATTACAAACGACATGAAAGTGTATGGCTGCAACATTGAAACTTTCAAAGAAAGTGTCAAGCGATCCATCACCTACCGATTATCAGGTGGCTCAATGGTGGTGGCAGGGCTGATGTCTGATGCCCAAGAGATGATGGCACATGGTGACATCGAAAGTGCTCGAATGTATTTGAACAGGGCGAAAGCCCTAGTGTTTGATATGAGATATGGTGACATGGCCTTTGGCCCTAAGGAAACAAAATGAAAGTAATTACATTTACAGTGATGGGAAAGGGGAAGTTTCCCC